CTGCTGGTACTGCTCAAACATTCCGCGCCCGTAAAACTGGCGATGGTGCTTGGTCTTTGTACCGCGTTGCCTAAACTAAATGGGGGCTTCGGCCCCCGTTTTTAAAGGAACAATCATGTCAAACACCAAAGCTACTGGCGTTGCATATCTGGACCCTGAGTTCAGCACAATGTATGCGACTGAGGAAATCGGTTATGCCGCTTCTGCTCAAGGTACTGTGACTCAACTGACAAGTAAGTCCACAGCGGTCACGCTGGACAAATCTGCTGGTCGAATCACAATGAACAATGCGTCTTTGGCTACTGCCACAAACGCTACGTTTACTTTGAACAACGCGCTGATTAGCGCAAATGACACCGTGATCTTGACCATTTCTGGTGGCCAAGCTACTGCGGGTTCCTACAACGTGTTTGCCAATTCGTTGGCTGCTGGCTCTGTCAGCATTACGTTGCGTAACATTTCGGGTGGCACGCTGTCCGAAGCTGTTGTGATCAACTATTGCATCATTCACGGCGCAAGCTAACCAAACGGGGCTTCGGCCCTGTTCTTAGGAAAACAAATGCCAGTCATTTACATGAAGCATGAAATTCATGGGGCGAAAGTCGCCAACATGGAAGCAGAGGCAGTTGCCGATGAGAAAAACGGCTGGGTGCGTTATACTCATGACACGCCATCCGAAACCATCGAAGAAGCGGCCCCCAAGCGTGCTCGACGCAGTAAAACCGAACAATCAGTAGATTCTGCTGTGCCCGATTTTCTAGCACCGCAGGCCGATCAAGGAGAGTGACATGGCAACGTATACCGCAGGCGATCAAATCAACCGGGCGTTGCGATTGCTGGGTGTGCTTGCCGAGGGTGAGACACCTTCAGCATCCGTGTCGCAAGACAGCTTGGTGGCTCTCAATCAAATGATTGACTCATGGAACACTGAGCGTCTTTCTGTATTCTCAACACAAGATCAAATCTTTGTTTGGCCCGCTGGTGAGATCAACCGCACTCTTGGCCCTACCGGGGACTTTGTAGGCAATCGACCAATTTTGCTTGATGATTCCACCTACTACGTTGGAAACAACGGCGTGTCGTACGGTATTAAGTTTATCAACCAGCAGCAGTATGACGGCATCGCTGTCAAGACAGTGACCTCCACGTTCCCGCAGGTCATCTTTGTCAACAACACATTCCCCGACATTGACATGTACGTCTATCCAAAGCCCACACAGGCTTTGACATGGCACTTTATCTCTGTTGAAGAACTCACACAACCCGCAACGCTGGCGACGAACTTGACGTTCCCGCCCGGCTATCTGCGTGCGTTTACCTACAACCTCGCAATGGAAATTGCACCTGAGTTTGGCGTCGAGCCAAGCCCCCAAGTGCAGCGCATCGCAATGACCAGTAAGCGAAACCTCAAGCGCATCAACAACCCTGACGATGTGATGTCGATGCCTTACGCCCTTGTTGCCACTCGTCAACGCTTCAACGTGTATGCGGGTAACTACTGATGAAGACACCGATTCTTGGATCAGCATACGTCACCCGCAGCGTCAATGCTGCGGACAACCGCATGATCAATCTGTTTCCCGAAATCATTCCCGAGGGTGGTAAGGAACCAGCGTTTTTGAATCGTGCGCCCGGGTTGAAGTTTTTGCAAACAATTGGGGTTGGTCCAATTCGTGCGCTGTGGGCACATCAAACAAACGGCAGCGATTTCTATGTCGTGTCTGGTGATCAGTTTTACAAAGTGACAGGCTTGACCGCTACACCCACTTTGCTAGGTACAGTTTCAGGTACAGGCCCAGTGTCGATTGCCGACAACGGAACACAAATATTCTTGGCCTGCAACCCAGACGGTTACATCTACAACGAAGTCACAAACGTGTTTGCAAAAATCACTGATCCTGACTTTCCGGGTGCTGTCACAGTTGCATACTTGGACGGCTACTTTGTGTTCAACGAACCCAATAGTCAAAAGATTTGGGTAAGTCAATTACTCGATGGCACATCTATTGATCCGTTGGATTTTGCCAGTGCTGAAGGCTCACCTGATGACGTTGTAGGTTTGATTGCCGATCACCGCGAACTGTGGGTGTTTGGCACTGACTCTGTGGAAGTGTGGTACGACTCTGGCGCAACCGACTTCCCTTTGCAGCGCATCCAAGGTGCGTTCAATGAGATCGGGTGCGTGTCAGCATTCTCGATTGCCAAGATGGACAACGGCTTGTTTTGGCTGGGCACGGACGCTCGTGGTCAAGGCATCGTGTACCGCGCCAATGGCTACACGGGCACTAGGATTTCCACTCATGCAATTGAGTACGCTATCGCACAGTACGGGAACATTTCAGACGCCATCGGGTACACGTACCAGCAAGAAGGCCACTCGTTCTACGTGCTAAGTTTTCCATCTGGCAACGCCACTTGGGTCTATGACGTGTCAACTCAGGCATGGCACGAGCGTGCGGGTTGGTCCAATGGTGAGTTCACACGCCATCGTAGCAACTGCCAGTGCAATTTCGGCGGCAACATTCTTGTTGGCGATTTTGAAAACGGCAATTTGTACCAGTTCGATCTAGACGTGTATGCCGACAATGGCGACATCCAAAAATGGCTGCGGTCTTGGCGTGCTCTGCCCACAGGACAGAACAACCTCAAGCGCACCGCACATCACAGCCTCCAACTCGATTGTGAGTCGGGTGTTGGCCTCAATGATGGTCAAGGTAGTGATCCGCAGGCAATGCTGCGCTGGTCGGACGATGGTGGCCATACGTGGTCTAACGAACATTGGTCGTCTATGGGTAAGATTGGCCAATACTACAAGCGAGTATTTTGGCGGCGATTGGGCATGACTCTTAAGCTGCGCGACCGGGTGTATGAGGTGTCAGGCACTGACCCCAACAAAATAGCTATTGTGGGCGCAGAATTGTTGATCAGCCCCACCAACGCCTGATTATGGCTACAACAAACACCAGTCAGATTACACCTCCACGAGTGTCGCTTATTGATGAGCGCACTGGTGCGGTGTCGCGTGAATGGTATCGGTGGTTTTACAACATCTTCACCATTACAGGTGGTGGCAATGGGGTGACGCCCGTTACAAACGGCGGCACAGGACTGAGCACAATACCAACCAATGGGCAATTGCTGATCGGTAATGGCACAGGTTACACGCTCAACACACTGGGCTACGGTGCAGGTATTTCTGTCACCAATGGTTTGGGTACGATTGTTGTCGCCAACACGGGCGTGCTGTCAAATGTGGCAGGCGCTGGTATAGCAGTGTCCAGCGCTACAGGCAATGTGACAATCGACAACACTGGGGTTTTAAGTTGGTCAGGTGGTACAACTGGTTTAACCCCCACTGCCGCAACAAACGGCGATGTTGTAATTGATGGCACACTGGTTACAGTCAATGGTGGTACAGGTTTTTCATCTTACGCTGTGGGCGATCTGCTATATGCCAGCACAACTACCACTTTGGGCAAACTACCCGATGTTGCCACTGGTAACGCACTCATTTCGGGTGGTGTAAATACAGCGCCATCATGGGGCAAGATTGGTCTGACAACTCACGTCAGCGGCACGTTACCCATCGCCAACGGTGGCACGAACGGCACATCCACACCCACCGCTGGCGCTGTTCCTTACGGAACTGGCACGGCCTACGGATTCACGGCTGCGGGCACATCGGGTCAAGTTCTTACATCGGCTGGTGCGGGCATCCCAACATGGACCACACCTACCACTGGCACGGTCACTTCACTGTCTGTGGTGTCAGCCAATGGCTTTGCTGGCACATCGAGTGGTGGCGCAACGCCTGCATTGACGCTGACCACCACAATCACAGGATTACTTAAAGGCAACGGCACGGCAATTTCTGCCGCCACCGCTGGCACGGACTACCTTGTGCCATCCGCACCCGTCACTTACACGGCCAACTTCAGTGTTGCGGTCACGGATGTGTGGATCATCAACAACAAGTCTGGGTCATCCTGCACCGCAACACTACCTGCGGCAGCTTCGTACACTGGACGCATCCTGCGTTTTCAAAACTATCAAGCCCAGACTCTGATCTCAGCATCATCGAATGTGGTGCCTTTGGTGGGCGGGGCTGCGGGTACAGCAATTCTGGCTGGCGTGGCAGGGGAAACCTGCACTCTTGTGTCTGACGGATCAAACTGGTTGATGACACAATACACCCCTAACAACTGCCTGCTTTTGGAGTAATGAATGAACTTTATCGAACCTGAGATTCGACACCATTTCGGCGGTGGCGTTTATGCCAAGGAAACCTTTATCCCAGCAGGCAAGTGGCTTGTGCAGCACACGCACAAATTTGACCATTTGTCGGTGTTGGCTCAAGGTTCAATTGAGTTAATTGTTGATGGCCAATCGTCTGTGGTAAATGCGCCAGCATGTCTAACTATTGCGGCAGGCAAGCATCACGGCGTAAAATCCCTCACAGATGTAGTTTGGTACTGCATCCATGCCACTGAGTGCACGGATGAGGACACAATCGATGAAGTAATCATTGCCGATGTTGATCCTCAACAAGTGCGCGAGATTGCTCAATGTTTAAGCGAAGGAGTTTGATATGGCATGGATGATCCCCGCCGCAATCATCGGTAGTTCACTGCTTGGTTCAAGTGCAGCAGGCGATGCCGCGCAGACTCAAGCCGATGCCACCAGAGGAGCCTCTGACCTTCAGTACAAGATGTTCCAAGAGCAGCAGGCTACTCAGAAACCTTGGCTGGAAGCTGGTGGCCGTGCGCTTACCAAACTTGAAAGTGCTGCGGATTACACCCCATTCGGGATGAACCAGTTCAACGCTGACCCGGGCTACGCATTCCGTTTGTCCGAGGGTCAAAAAGCGATGGAGCGCAGTGCCGCTGCTCGTGGA